CACGTCGTTCGCTTGGGGTAGGATATATTGGTCTGGCACACTATCTCGCCAAGCACGGGGCAAACTATGGGGACCAGGAGGCTTGGCAACTAGTCCATGATCTTACAGAAGCGTTTCAGTATTATCTTATTCGAGCAACTGTCAATCTTGCTGAAGAAAAGGGTGCTTGTGAATATTCTCACAGAACCAAGTATGGGCAGGGTATTCTTCCAATTGATACCTACAAAAAAGATGTTGATGAAATTGTACCTAACGAACTGAAATATGATTGGGAATTACTACGGGAGCGTGTTAAGAAGTACGGAGTACGGAACAGCACTTTGTCCGCACAGATGCCTTCGGAGAGCAGTTCCGTTGTGTCAAATGCAACCAATGGAATCGAACCGCCTCGCGGGTACTTGTCCATTAAGAAGTCGAAGAAAGGTCCTCTTAAGCAAATTGTTCCTGGTTATCAAACTCTTAAGAACAATTATACGCTTCTTTGGGATATGCCTAGCAATCGTGGTTATATTCACATTGTTGCAGTTATGCAGAAGTTCTTCGATCAAGCGATTTCTGGAAACTGGTCCTATAATCCAGAAAATTATCCCGATAATGAAGTTCCTGTTAGTGTAATGGCACACGATATGCTTGAAACTTATCGTCTGGGACACAAAACAGCATATTATCAAAATACTTATGACCATAAAACTGATGAAGTAGTAGAAGAACCAAAACAGGATCTTCAATCAATTCTTCAAGAACTTTCTGATGCTGACGAAACAACCTGTGATAGTTGCTCTATTTGACAAAAGTGTAAAAACCTATTATTATAAATAGTAATAGGTTTTAATAATATCTATGTCTGGACGCATTTATCTCATAACCAATAAAATCAATAATAAAACTTATGTTGGAAAGACATTGAACTCTTTGAAAAAAAGATTTTACAGTCACTGCTATGATGCCACTAAAAGAAGTTCAACAACATATCTTCATCGGGCAATTAGAAAGTATGGAAAAAATAATTTTATTATTGAAGAAATTGAAAAATGTGAAGATAATTTAGGTTTTAGAGAAATGTTTTGGATTTCTAAATTAAAACCAGAATATAATCAAACTCTTGGTGGTGATGGTGGTATGCTTGGGTATTCTCATACAGAAAAAACGAAACAACTATTGTCATTAAAAAGAAAAGGTAAATTTATTAAAGAAGAAAATCCATTCTACAATCAAACACATACCGAAGAACAAAAAGAAAAGTGGAGTAAAATGAGAAAGGGACAACCATCTCCTTGTGGATTTGCTGGAAAATCACATAAAGAGGAAAGTAAATCTAAAACTTCTCAAACACTAAAAAACAATCCAAACATAAAAAGAACCAAAGTATTTCAGTATGATATTGAAGGAAACTTTTTAAGAGAGTTTCAATCTATTAGTGACGCCGCTAAATTTGTAGAAACAAATCCTTCAAATATTAAATATACCTGTGAAGGAAAATTTAATCACTGTAGAGGATATAGGTGGAGTTATGTTAAAATATAACTTCATTAAATATAATAAGTGTTGGTTAGTTTAGTAGGAAGAATTATGACATTTAGATTTAAAACAGGTTTAGAGGAAAAGAATATGGTTCAGTCAATGACCGTTTTCAATTCTGAGGAGGTAGATACCAAAAAGCAACCGATGTTTTTTGGACAACCATTAGGAATTCAAAGATATGATTCTTACAAGTATCCAATCTTCGACAAACTAACAACTCAGCAACTTGGATATTTCTGGAGACCTGAAGAGGTTTCCCTTCAAAAAGATAGGGGAGATTATCAATCTCTTCGTCCAGAACAAAAGCATATTTTTACTAGTAACCTGAAGTATCAGGTGATGCTTGATTCTGTTCAAGGTCGTGGTCCTGGTATGGCATTTGCTCCATACTGCTCCCTTCCCGAACTAGAAGCATGTATGAAAGTTTGGGAGTTTATGGAGATGATCCACTCCCGTTCATACACTTATATCATCAAGAATGTTTATTCAGACCCATCTGAAGTCTTTGATACGATTCTCCGTGAGGATCGTATTATGGAACGTGCTGTCAGCGTGACTGAGGCATACAATGATTTCATCAATAGTGCCCAACATTATGGAACTTCTGAACTTTGGAAACACGCCCAAGAACAAGTTCCTTACGCACAGGCAGAAAGATATGAACTCAAGCGCAAGCTCTTTAGAGCAGTTGCAAACGTTAATATTCTTGAAGGTATTCGCTTTTACGTCAGTTTCGCTTGCAGTTTTGCATTTGGCGAACTCAAACTTATGGAAGGAAGTGCAAAAATCATCTCACTAATTGCCAGAGATGAGAATCAGCATCTGGTTATTACTCAAAACATTCTGAATAAGTGGAAAGAAGGTGATGACCCTGAGATGCAAAGAATTGCCAAAGAAGAAGAGCAGTGGGTCTACAAGACCTTTGAGAATGCTGTCAATCAGGAAAAACTTTGGGCAGAGTATCTGTTCAAGGATGGTTCTATGATTGGTCTAAATGACAAACTACTACAACAGTATGTTGAATGGATTGCAAATCGTAGAATGAAGGCGATTGGTCTTCGCCCACTTTATGATATTCCAGCAAAGAATAATCCCCTTCCCTGGACGGAACATTGGATTTCTTCTAAAGGACTTCAAGTGGCACCTCAACAAACGCAAGTTCAGTCTTATATTGTTGGTGGAATTAAACAGGATGTCACAAAAGATACTTTTTCTGGATTCCAGTTATAATTGACTTTAAGACTGAAATAGTGTATTATATAAATAATAATAGATAAGTTCAGTCTTAAAATGAATAACTATATTCTTTATTACTACTTAAGGGAGGACTTTAGTTCTCCCTTTTATGTTGGATATGGGAAACCAAGAAGAATACACGCAAAACATTTGAGAAGTAATGGGGCAAATCTATTACCACCAAGAGAAAGAAGATGGGTTGTGAAATCTAGTTTATCTAAAGAAGAAGCAATAGAGTTAGAAATAAAACATATAGCACTTTGGAAAAGAGAGTGTGATGGTGGAGTTTTATTAAATCAAAATCTTGGTGGTGAAGGAAAACCTGGAGGACAAAAAACAGTAGGTTTTGGTGGAAAAAAACACACCGAAGAAGCAAAGAAAAGAATAAGTGAAAAGGTTGCTGGTAAAAATAATCCAAGATATGGCGTTAAACTTTCACAAGAAACAAGAAATAAAATAAGTCAAAATAGAGCACCAAAATTTGGAAAAGATAATCCAAACTCTAAAACTTGGAAAATCATTTCTCCAGAAAATAAAGAATATATTATTGTTGGTGGATTAAAGAAATTTTGTAAATCTCAAAATATTTCTTATGCAACAATGAATGCAGCAATACTTTATGAAAGAAAAGGACCAAGAAAAAATGGATGGTCAATTGAGAAAATTTAGAATATCATTACCTGAAGATGAGTGTGTGATAAAACTTCAAGAGTATTGTAAGTTTTCTTCCACTTTATTAAAGGTGCCAGTTATTAAAAAACCATTATGTGTTGATGCAAACTGTCATAATAATGTAAATCACCATGTACACACTTATGGTGGGGAGAAGATAAGTGGATACTATTTGATTACAGATATTGATGATAATACTTATGGATGTGCGATATATCACAGTATCTGGAGAAATACTTTTGGAGATCTGGTTGATATAACACCATTTGAAGATGGTAGAGAATATAATATATTTTCCGTTATGAATACTACAGAATATTACTCTGGGGTTGTATATGATGGAAAAGAGTATAAATTATTAGAACCAGGACTTAACATAATCTAATGTTGCCAAAGATACTTTCTCAGGATTCCAATTATGATGAATGGTGTGAGCAGGAACTCCTGAACGCCTTCAAAGAAGCAGCAGAATACGATGATTTCCTTTTTGGAGATCACGATTACTCATATGTTTGGAAAGATACAAAAACTAATGATGTTTCTTGAGGGTCTTTGTACCCTCTTTTTTTATAAATAAAATTATAAAGAACTAAGAAGTAAAAATGTCTAGACTTACTGGAAGTGATGCAAAAGGTATGATGGAAGCATATAGTGCTGTCTATGCCCCACAAGAACTCACTGAAGAACAAGTATGGGAAGAAGTTGAGAACTGGGTTAATTCACTTTTAGAAGAAGGTTATGACCTGAGTGAATATACTTGGGAAGAAATGTATGAAATGGCATTGGGTGAAATTGTAGCAGAACAGCAAAGTGATACCTCAAAACAATGGGAAAGAGGTGCTCGTTGGTTTAGTAGAGCAACTGATAGATATTTTGCAAATCCAGTTTCTTCTGCAGTTAAAGCAGCAACTGATTATGCTGGTCAAGCAACTTCGGGTATTGTTAAGGCGGCTACTGGAGCAGATTTAGAAGAACTTGGAAGAAAAGCCGAAAGAGGAATTAATAAAATTGGGGGAACTGTTACACCAAAATCAGCAACAATTGCTAAACCTACGCCTAAACCAACTCAAACACCAGCATCTTCTTCGGATGCTGGAAGAGGTGCTGGTGAGTATCTTGCCCCTTCTAGAGGATCATCTAGAGCTGCAGATCCTCTTGTTAGGGCAGGTGGTTCATATGGATTTGGTGGTCCTATTAAACCTGAACAAAAAACACCAGAAGCAATTGCAAAACCAAAACCATCTGATAGTGGAGTAAAAAGAGGTCCAAAAGGTGGAGTTATTGTTAATCATGTTGAATTAGAAAATGATTCTTTAGTTTTAGAAGCTCCAGCTCAAGTAGCACCAATAACTGGGAAGGCAGGTAAAGAGTGGTTTCAAAAATCTAAATCTGGACAATGGGTTCCCATTACAGATATGAACTCAGCAAGACAAGCTTCTGAGAGATGGAAATCTGAAAGACAAAAAATTGCAACAGCACCAGTAGCAGCACCTAGAGCCGCTCAACTACCTGTAATTCCTTCAGCAGCAACATCTAGACCTGCTCCAGCACCTAGACCAAAAGCACCTGCTCCAGCACCTGTTGAAAAAAGAGTATCGGCAGTAACTGGAAGACCAACATATGTTGGAACTACTTCAGGCGGTGAAAAGTTTGAGAGAAGAGCAGCAACTAGAGCAGAATTAGATGCAGCTAGAAAAGCAAGAGAAGAAGCAAAAAAAGCAGGAAAAACTCCTGCAGAAGTAGAAAAAGCAGCAGTGGCTGCTGGAATATCAGCACCAAAAACCCAAAAGGAATCCTTTGATCTTGTACTTGAGTATCTCCTCTCTGAGGGGCATACAGACACCTTAGAAGAAGCACTCTACGTGATGATGGAGATGGACTCTGAGACCATTCAGAGTATCTGTGAGGCAGCAGCAGATCAGTCAAATAAGCAAATTGAAAGAGGTGTAAAGACGACTTACAAGGCAGGTAATGTTCTTGATAATCAACATCAAGGAAGGAGTCGTGGATTAAATAAACTTCCAGCTACTCAAAGGGCAGCAAAGGAGAAAAGAATGAGAGGACGCCTAAAAGCACGTAGAGATGATTTGTTTGGTGAGCGTAATAGACGTGAAGATGCTGCAAGAGAAGAAATAAGGAAAAAATACGGTCTTTAATAAATCTCTAACATAACTTTAATGGGGGCTTGACAAGTCCCCTTTTTTATTGCTAGACTAGGTTTGTCTCCGTTGAAGGATAAATAATAGCTCTATAAGATTACTTTATGAGCTATGAGAACCCTTGGAAATATAATGGAGAAATTTTTGAGTCTTCTCATATTCAAGATTATTTTGGTTTTGTATATCTCATTTCTTGCTCTACAACAAATAGGAAATATATTGGTAGAAAGTACTTTTGGCAGTTCAGAACCCCAAAAGGAAAGAAGAGAAAAGTAAAGACAGAATCTGATTGGAAAAATTATTATGGTTCTTGCCCCGAATTGAAGGAAGATGTAATTAAATATGGTAAAGAGTTTTTCAATAGAGAAATTATAAGTCTTCATAAAACAAAAGGCAAATGTAATTTTGAAGAAACAAAACAACTTTTTCTAAATAATGTACTGACCGAATCACTTGACTCCGGAGTTCCAGCGTACTATAATTCAAATATTCTCTCCCGATATTTTAGAAAAGATTATTATGATGACGTTACTGGAACAAACTCTTAGAAATTCTCACGATTGGGCGGTTGATCGTATTCATCATCTTTGTGAGCAAAATGAAGACTATGAGTATGAGAATGCACACGCAATTCAATTAGAATTTAGTGAATGGTTAGATCCAAATATTCCAGAGCATGATGTTTTTTCACTCGAATACCTAGGAGATAAATATGAGGATTGATTTACACAACTTTTTTCAACATTACGATCCTAATAATCCAAAACACGTTGCTGCAGTAGAACAACTGGAAGTGGATTTGAAGGACTCCCCACTTTTGGAAGATAATTCCAATTGGGTTAAAATTTATAGAACAAAACCATCTGTTCCTGGTGTATTATCAGTTCCCTATTTTCCACAGACAGATAATTATAGAGACGCAAATAGAACCTGTAATTCATCTTCCTGTGCGATGTGCCTAGAGTATTTCAAACCAGGAACTCTCAAAGGAGCAAAGGGTGATGATGCCTATGTTCAAAAAGTATTTGCAATTGGGGACACAACAGATCACGCAGTACAGACCCGTGTTCTTAAAGATTATGGAGTTGCTTCTGAGTTTCGCTATAATCTTGGCTTTGCTGATCTTGACCGTGAGTTATCTGCTGGGAGACCTGTTTGTATTGGGATACTCCATCGCGGTACTTTATCTGCTCCTACTGGTGGTCACATATGTGTAGTGATTGGAAAAAGTCCTGATGGAAAATCTTATATCTGTAATGATCCTTATGGTTCTCTAAATGATGGATATACTGGACCAGTAACAAATGGTAAGGGAGTTCAATATTCTGTTGAAGTTTTAAAGTATAGATGGTTAGATAAAGGTAAAGATAAAACTGGTTGGGGAAGAATTTTCAAATGAGTATCAAATTCATTGATGCAGTAAAAAATCATAAAGACCTAGACCATCAAAATCGTGCCTGGCAATTTCTTCAGGCAACGGTTCATAAAGAAGTTCTAGATGAGTTTGCCAGATTATATCGCAATGAAAAGATAGAACCAACACTGGATGGACTTCCTCTTCCAGGTGTGCTTCTTATTAAAGAATTTGAAGATTTTAGTTCTAAAGCATATTATGACCCTCATACGGGTGGTCTTCCTATTACGATTGGGTGGGGAAGCACTCGTAGAAAAGATGGTTCTCGGTTTATGATTGGAAATAGAATTAGTCAAGAAGAAGCAGATGATTTACTTTATTATCAACTTCGTCGTGAGTTTCTTCCCTCATTACAAAAAATACCTTATTGGAGAGAGATGAATGAAAATCAACAAGGCGCAATTCTTAGCTTTGCTTATAATCTTGGCGCTGATTTTTATGGAAGCTCTGACTTTAATACCATAACCAGAGTTCTTAAAGAAAAGAAATGGAGTGAAGTTCCAAAGGCACTAGAACTTTATCGCAATCCTGGATCAAAGGTAGAAGCAGGATTGCTCCGTAGAAGAAAGGCAGAAGGTGCCTTATGGGGTCGTAAATAATTTTCTACCTCTTCTCCAGGTTCTACGAATTGCGGCACGAACTTCTGGCGGTTGAGGTTTAGGTTGAGATCTTCGGTTCTCCATAAAGAGACCATCATTCATTATAATTCTCATAAGAATAAGAATAGGAAGAAGTTTTTTCTTCATTGCATATAAGGTTTTGCTATTCCCTCATTCAACATTCTTTCATTGACTGTGACGGGTTCCCCGACAAGATAAAGAGTTCCAAGTATTCTTCCATACTTATCTTCCTTTGTGGTTTCAATTATCCATTCACCTTCTTTTGATAATTCTTTAACCAACCATGCTTTTGCTTCTATTCCTTTTTCTTTTTCTTCTAAGTCTTTTGTTTTAGTTTCAGCAGCGTTGATGCCTTTTAGACGAACTCTTTGTGTGATTGTTAGATGAAAACCTAAATCAATATCAACATCCAGAGTATCACCATCAATGACTCTGTTTATTTTCTTGATCTTGTATTGATACATTTTCTCTATTATCTTGAGTAAGTATATAGTAAATAACCCATAGAACTCCAAGTAGTCCAATACCTAATAGAATATTTACGCTCCAGACAATTTCGCTCATAATTTTCCCTCTTGCTTATGTATCCAAGTTTTTAATTCATTCAAGTATTGTCTCAACATATCTGCTTTTTTTAGATGCCAAGTATCACCACTCTTAAAATACTCGTGAGTGTGACTATCTATTGCCTTAAGGATTTGATGAATCGGTGCGTTCCACTTTTCACGGTGAGGAGTATTGAACTCTCTTGGCATTTTTTATTTTTTCTTACCACCATTTTTGGCTTTCTTTGCAGTCGCATTACCTGAGTTTTGTTTTGACTGCTTACCGCCAGCAGATCCTTTCTTACCTTTGTTGGGAGACTTGGACATTAGAGTAACTTATGATACGTAATATTTATGATTTGGATGGTTTACCGAACACTTGACAAATCCTAAATATTAACTTATTATGAAAAAATCCCCGTTATGAGCAGGGTACTGATTATGAGTCTTTGATCGTGACACCTAGAGCCGTGGAAAGTGCCCTTTGAGAAAAGGGTGTACCCCCTTTCTATACGGATGCCGAATTCAATTTAACTAAATGCTTAAAAACCTAACAAATGTGACCGTAGCTCTTTTAGGTGCGGTTGCAACATCAGCGGCAACACTGCCAGCACCGAGTATGGCAACATCTTCAGTACAAGCACCATTTGCAATTGTTCCTGAAGGTCCTACTCAAGAGACAGAGACCAAAGAGGTTGTTCCCGAGAAACCTAAAGTAAAACGATTAGTTTGTAAAGGATGTAATACTAATGAGTCCCGTACTCTGGAATTCTTACAGAAACGAGGAATCACTGACAAAAACGCCCTAGCAACCATTATGGGCAATATCCGACAAGAATCTACCTTCACTCCTAATATCTGTGAAGGTGGTGCTAGAACTTCCTATTCTAACTGTGGTGGGGGGTATGGTCTTATCCAATGGACTAATGCTCCTCGTTTTTATGGACTAGGAAGACATGCTGCTCGTATTGGTGCTAATCCTTCCTCACTGGATGCACAACTTGACTATATGCTGCACGAAGGTGATTGGAAGATGATTGAAACCCAGATGAAAACACCTGGTAAGTCTATTACTGATTATATGCGACTTGCTAAAAAGTGGATTCGTTGGGGTCATCACGGAGCAAGAACTGACTTTGCTTATGATTATTCAAAGCGAATGGTTCTTACTGAAGTTTGATAATAAATACAATCTAATAAATACTGGGGAGTTCTGTGCTCCCCTTTTTTATGTCAATAGATAATCTTCCAGAAGAACCAGAAGAAATTATTGATATTGCCGCAAAGGCAGGATATTTAAAGGTAAAAACTGAACTTGGTGATATTAAATTAAACTCTCATAATTCAGTGGAGATACAACCAGATGGAACAATATTCGGCACAAAAATCAAAGTAGAAGAGAATGGAAATATCACACCCACTCTCACGATTGATACGAAGAAACTAAGAGAATCCAAAAAGAATATAGATACTAAGCAGTTGTTAGATGATGCTATCGATGACTTCTGGGAACAAGAACAAGTATGAGTTTCATTATGGTAAGAAACGATATGATATTTTTCATTATGCAAAATTAGGTATTTTATTCAAAGGTTCTTTGGATCTTATTTCTATGATTCCTGGAGTTGAAAAGAAGAAGGTATTCAATGTCATAGATAAAATTCAAAAGAAATTTGGTATTGAAGCACTGAATGACTATATTATCAAAGACGACGAACTTGTAAGATATCGTATTGAAAGAACTCTAGACGAATCAATACAGGATTATGACAAGAAAGCCTGATTTTTTATTCACAGTAAAACTCACACCAAAGCGTTCCATCATTGCTCTTGTAATGGGAACACTGCTTGCTACGCTCACTCAATGTGGAGTTTCTGAAAAAGATTTATTAAAGTATTATAATGAAATTAGAAAGTATATTCCTTGGAATTTATCTCATGAAATATTAAATGAGATTGATAATCAATTGAATCAACGCATCAATAATGATCCAGAACTTCTCAAACAAAAGATACAAACAGAAGTTGATACTGCGGTCAGAAATTATGAACTGGAAGAACAAAAAAACCGAGTTATCAATATGAAGAACAAAAACATTCTAGAAGAAATCAACAAGGACAAATATGATAAACTCCAAAAGTTGATTGTAGAGAACGCAGTCTATTATGAATTTGCTGATGGAACTATGGGTATTCGTGGTGCTTGGGTTGCTCCAGACCCTCGTGAAATGCCTCTAGAATGAGGTTTTTGTATATATATAAAGACATCTCATTTTATTTTGGAGAACATTATGTCTACAACAACCGAACAACTGCTTGAAGCATTTGCGACTTGGCAATCAGAAGACGAAAAATTTTCAGTCAAAGGAAACGGCGCTGCTGGCACTCGTGCTCGTAAAGCACTTCAAGAAATCGCTAAACTGGTAAAGACTCGTAGAGGCGAAATTAGCGAAGAGAAGACTGCCCGTAAAGCGGCTGCTTGACGAATTCCTCTGGACCTTCTATAATGCTCTTATGGGTGTTGGGGGTCCAAACCTCAAGTAATTCCCAACCCCCCCATGCCTCTCAACGATGCACAAACAGGGGGGTTTCTTGCCTCAGTAACTCAGTGGACCAGAGTATCCGCCTTCTAAGCGGTTAGCCGTAGGTTCGAATCCTACCTGAGGCGCTTGGAGATTCATTCTCCATATATAAACTGATAGAGCGTAAGTCCCTGTTATATCCTTATGAGGTATATTACACTTACGCCATCAATCCGAGTAGCCCGCAAGGTGCGGGAGCAAACTGTTAATTTGTTATAGGTCAGTTCGATTCTGACACTCGGAGTTTGCCTTTTTATAAATAGTAATGAGCATATGATATAAGTTATGGGCACTTCTAATAAACATAAAGAAGCAATGTTGGAATGGGGAGAAAAATATAAACAAAAATATTTGGAAAAATATTTAAGTTCTCCAAAATATTGTAAAGAATGTAATGGAGTAGTCCCATATGAAAAAAGAAATATAAATGTTTTTTGCTCTTCTAGTTGCTCTGCTTCTTATAATAACAAAAAAAAGGCAAAGGCAAAACCAAAATGTATAGTATGTGGAATTGAATGTAAATCAAAAAAATCCACATATTGCGGAGCAAAATGTCAATCTAAACATAAAAATCAAGTAAGTCTTTCTATGTGGGAAGATGCTGGAATATATCCAGGAAAAACTTTGATAAAAAGATATTTGTCAGAACAAAAGACTGGATGCTGGAACTGTGGAATTATTGATTGGATTGATAAACCAATAGTTTTGGAATTAGAGCATATTGATGGAAATGCTTTTAATAATTCTAAAACCAATCTTTCCCTACTATGCCCTAATTGCCATTCTCAAACCTCCACATATAAGGGAAAAAATATGGGAAATGGTAGAGTAGAAAGAAGGGAACGGGCAAAAAAAGATTACCGCCGTTCTCTTGACAAGTAGTTTTTATTTCGTTATAATACCTTTACTGCCCCCATAGTTGTAGTAGTTAAAATAATCGCCTTGTAAGCGATAGTCGCGGGTGCAAATCCTCGCTGGGGGCTTGACATAATACTCGTTATGTCTTATAATACGCAAGTCCGTGTGAAGAAGTGCGTTGGGGGAGAAATCCCCCACCATTTGCGAGATTAATTCAGTGGTAGAATGTCAGCCTTCCAAGCTGAACGTCAGGGGTTCGAATCCCCTATCTCGCTTGCCCAGAACTGGGCTAACTAAATAAACATCG